GGGACGTTCGAGGTTCTTTGCCGCGACGTTCAATGTTTTACCACCAACGAAACTGGCTGGACCGCAGTGCGCGGCAGCGTATCCAGCGCGACCTTGACCATCGAAGCACAAGACTCTGACTGCACTGACACAGTGTCGTGGATGGTCGTTGGTGAGCGGAAAGATCAGCATATGTATGACACAGAGTGGACTGACGATGACGGCAAAGTAATCGTTGAGCCAGAAAAATCTGAAACCGAATAGAAAGGATTTTAAAAATGGCTGCTACTATGAAATGGGATGTATCGGATTTGGCGTACTATCCGACGCATGACGGCAAAAGCAATGTTGTGTTTGAGGTGCCGTGGGTCTGCTCTGGAACAGAAGAAAAAGACGGCAAGACCTATTCGTCGTCTGCGCATGGCACAACGATGATCGCGTACGACAAAGACGCATCGTTTACGCCTTTCGATGATTTGACCAAGGATCAGATCCTAGGCTGGATTTGGAAAACCGATTCTGATCGAGACGGCGATATGAACAAGGTGATCAAATCCGACGTTGAAGCCAACGTGCAGGCCAGCGTGAACGAGCATATCACGCCGACATCTCTGACAGGAGCGCCCGCGTCATGGTAGAGGCGGGGGAAAATGTGGTGAGGCTCGGAGACAAATCGTACTCATCGGACGATCTGACAGATCAGCAAAAGTATTTCGCGAGCCAAATTAAAGAGCTTCAGCTTCAACGCGCAGAACGTAGCCGGGCGCTCGACCAGACGGTCGGCAGCATAGAATTTTTTACCGCACAATTGATTGCAAGTTTGCAAAAAGACGAGGTGGAAGATGGCGCTGACGAAAGTAACTAGCGGAGTTCGAACGCTCGCAACGTCAGAGGTCGCGACGGCGAACATCGCGCCTGGGGCGGTCACAGGGCCAAAAATTGCGATGGGCAGTGACGCGGCAGGAGATATCCTGTTTCGAGGGTCAAGTAACTACGAGAGGCTGGCGAAAGGCACCGCTGGGCAAAAGTTGCAAATGAACAGCGGCGCGACCGCTCCCGAATGGGTCGGATATCGCGCAGGCGAGGTGATCGAAGAAATATCACTCATCTGCAACGGCATGGCGCAAACTGTTTTGAGTGGCTCCTATACCGCGCCAACTGTGAGCGCGATGCAGGCGCTGACAACCACCTACGCCGATGTGACAGGGAGTTCGTTCGCTTACACTCCACCGACAGGCACAACCCGTGTGTTGTTCACCTTTCACGCACTGCTTGGATATAACGATACCAATGCGATCACGCACTGGAAGCTCTTCCTCGACAGCGACGAGGTGACGGCGTTTAGGCGATCCGCTGGCGCATCACTGGCAGAGACCTACGAGACCTTCCCATGGGTCTTTCAAATCGGCGGCAGCGCCGACACGGCGATTGGCCGCGTGGCTAGCTGGGGTTCTGCAAAAACAATCAAGTTCCAAGCACGCGAGTATGGCAGCTCCAATGAGTGCGATTTGCACTCACCAGCAAATTTTGATGGCACGGGAAGCTCAATAGTTGTTCCGCCGATGATTAACATTAGAGCCATCGCGTGAGCGATCAGCTAAAGAGCATCATCGACGCTGCGTCTCTTGGAGTTGCAGCGGGCGCGGTGCTTGAATATTTGCCAGCCGCAGCAGCCGCCGCCTCTCTGATCTGGACGCTTGGCCGCATGATTAGCTGGGCTTGCCGACAATGGCGGATCAGGAAATGACCCGCCTAGCCCTCGCCGCATCCGCCGCCATCATGGCGGTTTTTTTGTGCGTGCCAGCGGCAGCGCAAAACGTCTGCGGGCCGTACTCGGCTATGACGGCAAGGCTGATGGAAAAGCACTCTGAGGTGATTCTAGGCAGAGGCATCGACGCCGCAGGACGCATGCTTGAGATATGGGGTGGCGATGATGGCTGGACTATTTTGCTTGTTCGTCCAGAAGATATGATGAGTTGTTTAATGCTGATCGGCCAAAAAGGCACGCAGTGGCAGGCCGTCGAGCCAAAACCGGTCGGGCCTAAAAGTTAGATGGAGCTCGACTTACGGTTACTCCTTACCCTAGCAGGCGTCGCTGGCAGCATTCTGTCCGCCGCAGTTATTGTGAAGACAAAATTGGCATCCACCATCGACCAATTGCAGGCGTTTCAGACTGACGTAGAACAGCGCCTGCGCGCGTTAGATGGCAGGATCGATGCACTCGATGTCGCCGTCAATTCTTCCGCGAAATCAATCTCCATTTTCAGAGATATGTTCAACCCGTCCGAGCGAGACAAGCACTCCCGCGAGCTCGAACGGCACAACATGGAGATCATGCACCTCCGCGAAAGCGTAAGGGATCTGCGCAAATGACCTTGCTGCAGTACCTTTCAGCCGAGGCCAGCCAGGGCTATCTGATCGTCAAATTGACATTTATTTTCTGAGGACAACCCAATGATAGGTGCACTGCTTCCAGTGCTCGCGCCGATCCTGGGCGACGTGGTTAAACGCGTCTTGCCCGAGGATAAGGACAAGGCCGCGGAGATCGAGCGCGAGCTGAACATGCAGCTAATGATGAACTCGGCCAGCGTCGAGAAGGCCGCGAGCGACATCATCCTGGCTGAGGCGAAATCCGAACACTGGATTACATCTTCCTGGCGTCCCTTACTCATGCTGACAATTACCGCAATTGTCGCCTGGAATTTTTTATTCGCCCCGCTTATCGAGCTTGCCGTCATGCTGTTCACCGGCAGCGATCTCCCGCTCGCTATCGAGCTGCCCGAGGAGCTATGGATGCTCCTGACCATTGGTGTGGGGGGCTACACTTTGGGCCGCTCCGGGGAAAAAATCGCCAACAATTTGAAGAAACCAGATGTTCCTCGACGAAGTCGCTGACGATCTGAAGGCCGAGGAAGGCTTCTCTGAGCACTGCTACATGTGCACCGCTGGCGCGCACACGATCGGCTATGGTCGTAATATTGATAGCAACGGCGGCATAGGTATCACCGAGGCTGAGGCTGACTACCTGCTGCGAAACGATATCATGCGCACGACCGAGGAGGTGCGCAGCCGATTCGAATGGTTCGACGGGCTCGACGACGTGCGCGCGTCTGTCGTCGTGCAGCTCGCCTTTCAGCTCGGCATCACCAGGCTGTCGAAATTCGAACGCATGCTGGCAGCACTTGCGGAGGGCAACTACGACCAGGCGGCTGACGAGCTGCTCGACAGTTTATTTGCTAGGCAGGTGCCGAACCGTGCCGAGCGCCTGCAGCTCAAGATCCGATATGGCAGCGCATAGGCTGACCGACGAGGTTCTGCGCGAAGCGCTCGCCGCTGTTGACCAGGCGGGTAATGTTGCGGCGGCTGCGCGGATGCTCGATATTCCCCGCTCGACTTTTGAAAGTCGCGTGAGCGCGGCGAAGCAGCGGTTCAAAGCTGAGCCCGAAGCAGAGATCGAGCTGCCGACCTTCCCAAGTGATGACATCCCCGTCGAGGATATTCTCGACACGATGGAGCGGCGCTTTGAAAAGCGCACGCGGGCAGCAGCGGCTCGCAAATGGTTCACGGTCAAAGTCAAGAACGATGAGCCAATGGGCCTCTGCTTCGTTGGTGATCCGCACATAGATAGCAATGGCTGCAACATCTCTCTGCTGCGGAGAGACATTGAGCTGATGACGCAGCCTGGCATGTACTGCGTAAATTTAGGCGACACCACAGACGGCGATTGGCCTGGCAGGTTGATGCGCCTGCACGCGCAAAGCGATCAGTCGATCACGACAGCTCGCAGGCTCGCGGATTGGTTCCTCAATGACACGGGTTTGCGATGGCTCGCGATCCTGATCGGCAACCATGATGCGTGGGGCGAAGGCGCGGAGATTTTGCGCCGCATGAACGTGCAGAAAATCCCCATGATGGATTGGTCAGCACACTGGAAGATCCGGTTCGAAAACAATCGGGAGTGTCGGATCATTACCGCGCACGACTTCCCTGGTCATTCAATGTGGAACTCCCTGCACTCTAACCAGCGCGCAGCGACGACAACAACTGATGCACATATATATGCCAGTGGTCACAAGCATAACTGGGCAATCCACCAAGAGGAGAACGCACACCGGGAGTTCGTCTATTGGCTAGTTCGCGCGCGAGGCTACAAGTACATCGACGACTATGCTGATAAGCTCGGCTACGCGAGCCAGCAGCATGGTGCCACAGTCTGCGCGGTGATCGATCCGCAGGCTGACAGCGAGGCGCGCTTTGTGACGTGCTTCGTTGACCTTGCCGAGGCGTCTGACTACCTTGCCTGGAAGCGTGCAAATGTTGCATGACCGTCAGGTTTTCGGTTGCACGCGAAACCGCCGACACCCGCAATAAGCACTGTAGGGATCGGCACACAGTGCATTAAAAACCCAGAGTATCTGCGGCTTTGAGCGACGTATTGGTATTTAATCGACAAAGACAATCAAGGTCGTATCAGGCTCATAACCTGAAGGTCGTTGGTTCAAATCCAACCCCCGCAACCAAATTTACCCAATCAGAACAATGCATTAGCGTCGGCTTTGGCCGGCGCTTTTTTGCGTTCGTTGCAAATACGTTGCATTCGATTTGCAACGCGTTGCATGACCGTCAGGTTTTTTTGCTTGCAATAATAACTATGGGTTATATATATAACTGTAACGGACACTATATAACCAGGAGATAACCATGCAGGTAACTGCCAAGTATCGTAAGCATCACGGCATCAAACAGTGGGTCGTAGACACCAGGCCAAAGAGCATACGCAAAGCGCCGGGGCAAAAAGGCGAGCAGAAAGAGTTCGGCAGCAACAAGGATGCCGCCGACGCTTACGCGAAAAGGGTAAACTTGGCCCAACTGGCTGGCGGCGCGGTCACCGTTTCAGAAGCAGGCACGATCGATGCCTTGGCTGAGAAATTTGCTGAGCGCAACGACAGGCGCGTTGAAAAAGGGAACATCGTTTTCAAGCACAGCGAAAGCCAAAAGGGTCACGTTGAAGGCTTCGCTCAAACCATCATTCGCGACGGTGTTCGTTTCGGCGAGCTGAAGTGTGTCGATGTCACCGTGCTCGATATCGAAGAGCTGGTCGATGCCATGACGCAGTCGTACAAGACGCAGAAAGAGCACCTGCGTTCGCTCAAGATCGCGCTCGATTACGCAGGCGTTTTGGGTTGGGCATCCTGGTCGAAAGAAGACCGCGACAACCCCGCTCGGAAATATAGGCATGAGAGCAATAAGCACCAGGTCACGGTCGAAGAGGTCGAGAGCGCGAGCGACGGGATCGAGCGTCTTGACCTTTCCCTGATTGGCGCTTTGATCAGAAACGCGATGCAGTATGACAAGCCTGTCTTCGACAAAGACGGTGAACAGATCACACCGGCATGGTGTGACGGGTTGGCGCTCGTTTTCGCAACGACGACCGGCGTTTCATTCGGCGAGCATTCTGCCATTAAGTGGAAATACATAAACTTCACCGAAAGTGAGGTCAAAATCTACGGTGCCAATCGCTTGGTCGGCAAGAACCGGATCGGTTTCGGTTACGGTAAGGCCGATGCGCGCCGTCGCGTCATCCCTATCGGCCCGACAGTTTTGCAGGCACTGCGGGAATGGAAGGCACGTTCACCAAAAAGCGGTGACGACGATTACGTTTTCATCACCCGCGGCGGCGAGCCCCAGGTCAGCTCCGACAACTGGCGGAACCGCGTACTGGTCGATTGCGGTAAGGCAGTGATCGAAAGCTGCCCGCACATTCGCTGGCACGATTTGCGCCACGTCTACGCGTCAATCCTGGTTGAAGAAAACCAGCCTGGTAAATCGGTTGAGGACGGTTGGCAGGAAATCTCAAGGCTGATGGGTCACGCTTCGATTAAGACGACGTTCAAGCACTATGTGCACTGGATCTTGAACGCGCAAAAGAACCGCGCGGTAGGCTCAGCGGTCGAAGCACAAGTTGGGCTCGGCTAGCACATAATGGGGCTGATTGAGCGAACTGGATTTTAAAAATTCAATTCGACGAGCGAAAGGGGGGCATCAAGCCCCCCTTTTTCTGGTTCTATAAAACAATTTTCTTTTTCGGGGCCAACCAGCAATCAATCGAAACGCCAAGGGAGGGGGAGAAACTGTGAAGAAACAGCTCCGCCCCCTCCTCTGTTAGTTGATTGCCTTAACCCAGTAGTGTCATTCCCCCGGTCTCGTTAGGGGAAAAGGGGGGCGGGTATAGCAGGCAATCTTTTTTGAGATGACGCTAACAGTCGCCTTCTGGAGTTACCCCCCTACGTTTGGAATTGGTGCCGATCTTTGTTTCCATCGTTCGTCGAAGCAGCTCGGGTAATGCAGCAGGTCTCCTGCGCCGTTGATGACCCAGCCGTACAGATCGACCGGCTTGCCGCAGTGCGCGCATGGGTCGCGCGGGATCTGCGGTTTGCCTGTCTTACTCCACCGTGTTTTGGGCATCCCAGGCAGCAGCGATCGATCCGTAACCCGTCACGTCCAGCGTGTCGTCGGGGTTGTTGTTGCCGACAGCATCGCGGACAATTTTCTGCAGCGCGTTCAACAGAGCAACCTGCTTACCATTGACCGGCACGCCGAGGTACAGGCTCCACATGGCCGCGGTCGTATCCATACACACACGCCAATCACCGTGCGTGTCTTCGCGCTCAGAGACGACGCTCGCGGCGTTACGGAGTATCTCAGCCGGGCTAGTCATCCGCGATGTCATCGATAAATTTCTGCATAGCCTTGCCAGGGATGAACCAGCGACCGCCGATCTTTGTGCCTGCGATCTCTTCCCGTTCGATCATCTCGTATAGGCGATAATAGTTCTTGCGTGCGCGCGATCCGAAGATGAGCCGACAGGCTTCCCCGGTATCTACTAGCAGCGGGAGCGGTTCAGTCATCAAATCCCCCCATCGTATCGACAGGCTGTGCCGGTGCTGCAGGTACACCGGCAGGGATTTCTTCAGTGACGCGCTGGATCTCCAGGCTAATGTTGCCAGTGTCTTCATACCGCCAGCCAGCGATCGAATACCGGCCAGGCTCCAGGCCGACCTCAAACACGACTTTGCCGTTCTTATAATCAGGCAAGCGCGAGCCGATTGGCTTATCTGTTTCTGCAAACAAGTTAAACCGCTTAATTTTCTCGTAGTTCATGGGCATCAATAATTCTCCAGGGTTGCTTTGCGATTGTTGTAGGCATCGAGCAATTTGGTATGCAGAGCTGGGTCTTCCCGCGCCAGTTTCTCGCGGTCTGTTCGCACTGTTGATGACCAGCGCTTGTGCTCAGCCATGTTGCGGTGCTTCTGCATTCCGGCGATATGATCGGCGACCCAGCCTGCCCAATCAGGCGTTGGCGCAGGCTCGACTTTCTCAGCGGCTTCTTTCTCCGCGTAGCGATCTTTCTTGCCAATCTCCTGCACAGACGCGTATTCGCCGCCGTGCAGTCCGAGGCTCGCAAGCGCACGACCAATCGCGCTTGTCTCACAGTTCTCCAGTGCGCTCGTCTTGTTAACGCCTGACGCACCGCGGATCTCTTCCGCCATGCCGCTGCCGATAACCCTGCTCTGCTCGTCGGTGATCGTTGCCTTCACGACGACGGCGTTGCCATCGTCAGACAGGATCGCCGTGCTGATGCCGTGTTGACAGCCGAAAACCCTGCGCCATTCCAGCACGCGGTCCTGCACCATCGTGTACAGCTTGCCGCCACGACCGCGCCCCAGAGAAACGCCGCGCTCCTTATTAGCTGTTTCAAGCGCTTCCATGACTGTCGTTAACTCAGCCATGCGTTACGCCTTCGATCAGTGTCACCGAACCTTGCGGTATGCTGCGTACTGTCTTGCCTTTGATCTCAACGTCGAACCGCACTGGCTGCGAATACGTCTTGGCGATTACCTGTCCAACCGCCGTGGCTCCAAAGACATCGACCTGTACCTGGTCGCCTAAGCAAATAAGTCTCTTTTCCATTTCATTCTCCAAACGATTGCCCTCTTTCCACTCTGATTTGCGCGGCGTGCGCCGCTGTCTTCGATCACGCCCATGCGAGACAGCTCGGTCACGCGCGGTCGGATCGATAGAATTGATAAGCCAAGCACGGCTGCGACCTCGTCGGCTGTCAGCCCGTGAGGCTCGCTTGCCGCTAGCGCAGACTTCGTTGCGGTGCGCAGGTTCGGTGCCTGCGGTGCGATAGCGTCGGCAGCAGCGATGCTTGTGTCGCGATCCCGTGCGCCGGGATGTGCCGGATAAATCATTGCAAAGGCACCATGTGTACGGCGCTGCAGGCGTCGTCGAAGGCACACGCAAAGACGGTCAAAAAGTAGAACATGACCACAATGCAAATTAGCGCGAGGCAGTCTCTTATCCGTATGCGGGGAAGCTTATTCATTTGCCAACTCCATCTGATCGCGAGCTGTTTTGATCGAGGAGCGGATCGCGGATACCTCGCGCGTGATGTCTTCAACGCGGTAGTATTTGCCGTTTGTTGCAGAAAAATTATCACCGCGCTCGATCACCAGGCGTTCGGTTTCAAGCCAATCTTTCCGGCCTTCAAGCCAGCTTACGACCGTCTCCAGGTCTTGCTTTGTAAACATCAGATCCCCCATTTCTTTTCCGCCGCCGCGCGATACTCAGGCGGCACGTCCTTCCACATGAAGTGACTGAAATCTGGCGGAACCATCTGCAGCAGCTCGTCGATCGAACCCGCCATCTGCATCATTCGTTCGCGGGCTCGCGCGACCACCCGCATGCGATCGAGTGCTTTCTCCAGGTTCGCGACCGATAGCTCTTCGCAGTCGCGGCTATCGAAAACGCGGAACCCTTTGCAATTCGCGTAGACGAGCTTCACCGGCACGTTTTCGGATTGCCGTCGCAGCCACTTCCAGTACAGCGCTACCTGCTGCACATGGTTCGGGTCGGGCCTGGCAGGCAGACTATTGACGTGCCAGCCGCGCTTTGATTTCGCAGACAGGGTCGGCCATTTCGTTTTGATTTCGACGACGCCATTGGCCTCGACATCGATCTCGCCGATGAAGTCCAGCTCCACGTCATCGAGCTGGACCGAAACCCAGCGACCATCTGTGACCTGGTTAGCCTCTCTAGTCGCCTCAGAGAGGCCCTCAGCCGTATGTCTGCAGGTCAGCTCTAGTATTGACCCCGACGCGGCAAGCGCACCAGCGTCCTTCTCTGCTTTGCTGAGGGGGATCTCGTAGATGTCGTCGCGGATATTGCTCCAGCGCACGATATCGTTTGGGTCGTGCGGCAGCGGCTTGTGCTCGTCGAAGCTGGCTACCGCAGCGCGGAAGGCTGTGCTCATATCATCGCCAGCAATCACGACATCCTTGCTGTATTGCTCGGCGACCTTGCCTGCAATCATTCGGCAACCGGCAGGCGCGTATAAACGCAGCGGTCTTGCGACAGCCTTCTCAAAAAATTCTTTGCAATTTGGTCGGGAGGTTCCCGAGGGGCTGTGCGCAGAGAAATTAAAGCGCTCAGCCCAGCTCGGTAAATCGTCGAATGTCACGTTTCAGTTCCCTTAGTGCTTGTAACGCACCTTTCTACAGGAACAATACAGAAACGTCAACTTTGGTAGGTAAACATCACATTATAGTTATTTAACGATACTAGAGGTTATGCACGCTTCTTTGATTTTGCCGTCGTCAAACGCGGCTCTGACCGCGGTTTGAATGGCGGTTCGTAGAACTCTTTTGCCGCTTCTTCTGCCGCTTCTTCTGCCTGCGCTGCGGCGGCGGTTGCGTTGATTGTGATTGTGAAAGTGTCGCCAGCTTCAAGGTTTAGCTCGACGCTGTGCTTCGACGCGCTTTCCGGTTTGTCAGCCTCAACGCCGCCGGATCGCATCACCGCAGTCGGCGAGCAACCGTACAGCTCGCTGAGCTGCAAGATCACACCGGCAGAAGGCATTGTCTCGCCACGTTCGTAGCGACGATAGGCTGCTGGCGACATTGCGAGTGCCTCAGCGACTTCTACGCCACTCTTCTTGTGATACTGGCGAGCTGCTCGCAGGCTGGCGGGGAGGTCTTTTAAAGCTTTATACGCATGCCCACACATTTTAAGCTTCACCCCATAATTTCCATTCGGAATTGGCAGTCACGCCTTCGATATTGACGGTTTCATGCGGCCAGCGTGAGCGGAAGGTGTTGTAACTGATGTGCATGTCGTCGTTGTTCAGCATTGCCCTGACACGTGCTGTGCAATCCATAATCCAGGTGATTGCCTCGATCGTTCTATATATTCCGATGCGTGTCGGTCGAAGGTGCTTATCGCCTGCGCGAATTGGCATACCGCACATGTCGTCAGGCCAGCCGTCTTCATCCACAAATTTGAGCCACCCCTTTTCAAGTCCAATTTCAACACCTTTTACAAGACCACCTGGGATATAATGCCTAACGAGGTTTGACAGGATCTCGCGGGTTAGCGGCAGTTCGTTAAAATAAGCTGCGACCGAGCATTGAATAACCCTGATTATGTAAGGGTTCCTGATCAGCCTCGCGTAATCTAGCCTATCATGCACGTTTAAATTTATTGGCGCGCGGGTGACGGCATGCGGGCTACACAGCCCGTAAGCTTGAATCAAATCTATCGGCATTCGTGTGCGCAGGTCGGTCGTTCCGCCGCCTGGTGCAGCAACTCCGCTCGCCAGGTACGTTGTGACCAGCCGACGTATGTTTTTGTCGTATACCGGGTCAATTGATTTGAATAATTCGACGACATCAGCGGGCGCTGTGTCGTCTATATTATATTTCCGTAGTGGCATTCTCCCTCGCATTATTTGATTAAAGTTACCGTTAAGAGACGATTGTTACCGATATGCTACCAACGCGTCAAGCAAGTCTGTTGATTGATAACTTGTAGTAATTTATTTGGGAGGAATGAAACTCTCAGAATGGTTACAAAACAGAAGCTTAACGCAATCTGAAGCAGCCAGGTGGCTGGGGATAAGTCAGCCTGCAGTAAGCCTGCTCTGCAGCGGATCTCGCATGCCGAGCCTGCCGCTGATGCAAAAGATCTTTGTGCTGACAGACGGCGAGGTCAGCATGGCCGACTTCAATGTCTGAGCGCGAGATCCATCGCGGCATTGTTAATTACCTGGCGGCGGTCCTGCCATCTGGCAGCGTCGTGCATCACAGCCCGAACGAAGGCAAGCACCGCGTGCAGTATCGCATGCTGCAGAAGTCGCTGGGCATGCGTGCTGGCTGGCCGGATCTTGAGATATTTGTGCAGCGCACTTGGTGGCACGACGATGCGACCTGGTCGCCGATCATGCTTGAAATCAAGACGGCAAAAGGTCGGCTGTCAGCTAATCAAAAGACAGTGCACCTTGAGTTGCGCAAGGCGGGTTGCCGCGTCGGCTTAGTCCGCTCGATCGACGACACGCACGACTTTCTGCAGCAGTTCATCGAGCTGCGCCATGCCTAGCAGGTGGAAACATCCAAATAGCATCGTGAAATATCGCGGTATCAAAGGCTGGTCGCTGCCAGAGCTTGCATTGGCGAGCCGGATTGACGAGTGGACCGTGCGGCAACTCGAAACAGGCAAGCTTGAGATGCACTCAGGTCACATGTCTCGGCTGTCGAGCGTGTTCAACGTCACTCCAGAGGATCTGCTCCGGCCTTGTGTATCGCGGCGTAATCCGCAGCAGAGCCGCAAGCGGTCGATCGACAACCTGGCTAAGGGCCGCGGGGCTCATCGCTACGCAGGCAAGCTCAAGGTGCCTGACAACGCACCTGAGCTGGTCCGCGACCTCTACGAACTCATAAACGAGCACAAGCTTCTTGTCGGTGACGTTGTCGAGGGATCAGGCGTATCGAAAAAGACAGTTAGCGAGTGGCGATACCGCCGATCGCCGACCCTGCAAAGCTTTGAGGCTGTGCTCGGCAACATTGGTTATCGGCTGCAGATCGTGAGGGATGAATGCCAAGAACAAGAATAGATAAGCAGCCAAGGCGAAGCTGGAACGCCGAAAGCATCGAAAGGCTACGCAAGATGTATGTGTCTGGCGTGCCGACCGAGGCGATCGCGGCGTTCTTCGTTTGCAGCGTTAATGCGATACGCCAGCAAGCTTCGAAGCATGACATCTATCGCACTGCTGAGCACCTGGAGAAGGTGCATCGTGCGGCCAGGCTGGGGCAGTCAAATTGATTTACGGGTCTGTCTGCAGCGGTATAGAGGCTGCGACGGTTGCATGGGAGCCGCTTAACTGGTCGGCGTCGTTCTTTTCCGAAATCGAGAAGTTCCCGCGCGCTGTTCTGACTGCGCGCTGGCCTGATACGCCGCTGCATGGCGATTTTACAACAATCAAGGCAGATGAATATGATGCAATCGACGTTCTGGTCGGAGGAACACCTTGCCAATCTTTCTCAATTGCCGGCCTCCGCGAAGGATTGGATGACGACCGCGGTAACTTGGCCCTCGAATATCTTAGATTGGCTCAAAGATTGCGGCCCCGATGGCTGGTTTGGGAGAACGTGCCCGGCGTCCTGTCATCAGGAAAAGGACGGGACTTTGGTGCCATACTCGGGGGCTTGGTCGAACTCGGGTATGGGTTCAGCTACAGAGTTCTTGACGCTCAAAACTTTGGAGTACCCCAGCGACGGCGTCGCGTCTTCGTTGTCGGACATCTTGGAAACTGGCGACGTGCCGCGGCGGTTCTTTTTGAGCGCGAAAGCCTGTCAGGGGATATTGCGCCGCGCCGAGAGGCGGGGAAAAGAGTTGCCGATAGCCTTACGGTCGGCGCTAACCAGTGTAGCAAGTTCCCCGGCGACTTCGTAGAGGAGTGTCTCCCGAAAACAGCAAATCCACTAACTGCGCGTATGGCTAAAGGCGTCAATACGACGGCTGATAAAGGTCAGACAATAATTACGCACGCGCTGCGCGGCGAAGGATATGACGCCAGCGAAGACGGCACCGGTCGCGGGGTTCCGCTGACGTTTAAGCACAATATGTCATACCCATCATGGGGCTCTGACTTATCGGAGACGCTGCAGGCAGAGAACCCTTTGGCAGTCGCACATAACTACGCCGTGCGCCGCCTGACGCCGCGAGAGTGCGAGCGGTTGCAGGGGTTCCCCGACGACTACACGCAGATAGCGTATCGCGGCAAACCCGCTGAGCATTGTCCAGATGGTCCCCGGTACAAATCGCTTGGCAATTCGATGGCGGTGCCGGTGATGCGCTGGATCGGTAAGCGCATCGCGATGGTGGAGCGGCTTTGATGCTGATCGATGACTGCCCGACATGCCACGGCGAGCGCTACATCATGCTGCCGAAGAAATATGTGCAGCGGATCAGAGAAGTGAACGTCGGCGACAAGGTTATTAACGAGCACTACGAGGAGCAGGTCGGCGGCATGGATGCCTGCCCGAGATGCACAGCGCATGCCGAAATGGAGTACTCGGGAAGGCGCGAATCGTGATCTCTCACGACGCTACATTGGTGATCTCAGCCCTGGTCGAGGCCGGTGGCGAGGCCGACGTGTTGGTACTGGAACAGCAAGTCTCGGCAAGGCTGTCGTGTACATTTGCGACTGCTGCGAATTTTCTTCTTGACAGTGGTTTTGTGGAGGCTTCTAAACTTAGCTGCGCCTCTAAGCTACGAGCGCATAATCGACGTGCTCTTAAGCTAAAACACCCAAAAAAATATAAAGTTAAATGCTCTTACGAAGCTCAGGTGCCTGAGCTTCTAAGCTTAGCTACGGACCGTCGAAATTTCCATGCAGGCTACCAGGCAGTCGTTGCTGGGAAGTCTGTCCGCAGCGACCCTGTAAGCAAATTTGCAGAGCAGATGAACCCGCAAGATCGCGGCGAGTTCTGGCAATCATGGAGCAATATGAGTGAGGCAGAACAAGCGCATTACCGCACCAGAATTGCACGACTTGTTAATCGAGGCCGCAGAGACTGATCGACGATTGCCGCCAGGCGTGAGAAGCACACCATCGAGCTGGTGGCCTGAGACATTCAGCGATTGGATGCAGTACGCACCAGAAAAGACAACGATGCGCCTGGCACCAGCGACTGCCGAGCAAATTAGCAACTATGATTTCGTCCATGAGGTCGTACTGACCGTGCCGCTAGAGAGCGACCGGCAGCTCCTATGGGCAATCGCTGTCAGTGCAGCCTTCCGACATCGTGGACCGAGCTGGACGCGGATTGCCAAAATACGACACAGCGATCGACGCCAGGTGAAGAGCATCTACGAGAAGGTGCTAATCGAGACAGCCTATCGCTGGAATGCAATCGCGGCGTAACAGCTTTATCGAGGCAGCCACAAATGTGGTTGTCGGGATTGTCGTCGCCTGGGGCGTGACGTTTACGATCTTCCCGTGGTTCGACCTTGAGCCTGCGCTGGTCACGTCGCTATGGATTAGCCTCATTTTTACGGCCGTCAGTCTGGCACGCAGCTATCTTCTGCGGCGTCTCTTTAACTGGATCGAGCAGACCACAGACCTGGCAGATCCTGGCGGCGGTGATCTTAGATAGTTGTACCGACCGGCCCGAGAAACGTGCTTTTTAAGATTAAGCCAACGGGTCTGTCTCCTTACCTGTTGGCGGGTCATTCGAAGTGTCCCTCCCACTCAGCCGAGCTGTGTTGTCCCTTCGCAGCTCGGCCTTTTTTTTGGCGGTTGGCTTTATGGCAGGCAGGTTGAGCAAGGCTAAGATGCAGCGGGTCTGCGACGAGCTGGCGAAAGGCAAGTCGCTTCGCAGCATCTGCGATGGCGACGATACGATGCCAGCGTGGAGCACCGTGCTGCAGACAGTGCAGCGCGATGAGGATGCTTTTGAGATGTACAGCAGGGCGCGAGCGATCGGCGCTGAGGTCTTGGCTGACCATATGCATGACTTGGCTGGATCGCCGCTGCCTGCAGATATAGATCCGAAGCTCGCCAACGCTGAGGTTCAGCGACGGCGCATCGAGGTCGATACGTTGAAGTGGACGTTCGCCAGGATGCAGCCGAGAGGCGTGAGGCATAAGAAGGAAGACGTTGATACGAGCAGCGGCACTGTCGTGCTGATGTGGGGCGATGAAGAGCAGCAGTCGCCGCAGAAGAGCGCCGACATCGTCAAGCTGGTGAGCAGCAAGGACGAGGATGATGCCAGCTAAGAAGAAGCCCAAGCGGCGCAGCACCAAGGCAGCCAGCCTGATGAGCAGAACGTATCGGCAGAGAGTGAAGCCGAGCGGGAAGAAGTACGACCGGAAGAAGTAGCTGGGTTCCATTTTAAATGCAGACGCCGCGGCGCAGCAGCACGCGCGCGACCCAGCCGATCGACGAGCAGCGCCCAGCTTTTGAGTTGCGTGCAACGGATCTGCAGCGAAGTGGCGATAAGTCATTGATATCCCAGGGCTGACCGTCAGGTTAATGACCTGATCGCGCTGCCTGGGCCTTGGTTTTCTGCGGATTTTCGGACCCCACCCCGCCCCATTTTCGGCGGCTCCTCCTAATGCGTTATATACATGGATGCTACACCCATACACACCCAGCCCTTCTACTCAGCGTACACGCTACCCTCAGCGGAAGGCGGCTACTCGCTCGTCATAGCGGTCCAGGGCCTCTCGTCGCGTGGCGAAGCGGAGCGTGCGCTGAAGTGGATCATGGGGCCGTTCGCGGACGCTGAGAAGGCTCCGCTGCATTGAAGCGCGTCTCGATACCGTACACACCGCGGCCTTTGCAGGCAGAGCTGCACAAGCAGTTATCGGGCTATCGCTGGTCGGTCTGCGTCATGCATCGCCGATTCGGCAAGACGGTCATGGCGGTTAATCACCTTTTGCGCGATGCGGCGACCTGCGACCATAAGATGGGTCGATTTGCGTATGTCGCGCCGCAATTTAAGCAGGCCAAGGCGGTAAGCTGGGACTACCTCAAGCTATTCGCTGGTGCGATCCCCGGCGTTAAGTTTAATGAGACGGAGCTGCGCTGTGACCTGCCGAACGGCGCGCGTATCACGCTCCTGGGAGCAGAAAATCCTGATAGTCTCAGGGGCCTGGCGTTAGATGGCGTGTGCTGCGACGAATATGCGGACATGCCGGAAAGTCTGTTTGCGGAGATATTGAGGCCAGCGCTATCTGATCGCCAGGGTTACGCCATATTTCTGGGAACACCACGCGGTCACAACGCGTTCTTCGAATTATTTGAGGCTGCCAAACAGAATAAGGATTGGTTCACCGCCGTATACAAGGCGAGTGAGACGGGGATCTTGCCGCAGGAAGAGCTGGATGCCGCCAGGTCGATGATGACCGGCGATCAGTACGAGCAAGAATTTGAGGCAAGTTGGGTCGCAAATGTCCCAGGTTCGATCTTTGGCGCGGAGATGCAGAAGGCCGACGACGAAGGCCGCATTACCAGGGTGCCGATCGACGCCACCGCGCGTGTAAACACCGCCTGGGATCTCGGCATAAACGACGCAACTGCAATATTTTTCTACCAGCAAATCGGGCATGCAATTCATGTTGTTGACTATCTCGAACAGCGTAACGAGGGTTTGCCGTACTACGTTCGCGTGCTTGAAGAGAAGGGTTATCTCTGGGGCAAGCATTACGCTCCGCATGATATCGAGGTGCGCGAGCTGGGCAGCGGAAAAAGTCGAAGGGAAATAGCCTATGATCTGGGTATTGACTTTCGAGTTCTTCCCAAGCTTCCGGTGGAAGACGGCATACACAACGCGCAGGTAACGCTGCCGCGGGTTTATTTCGACTACGAGCGCTGCAAGCACGGCATCGAGGCCCTTCGCCAGTATCACCGTGCGTACAACGACCGGACGCGAGCATACGGCGCGACACCCAAGAGAGATTGGTCAACACATGGCGCTGACGCGTTCAGATACATGTGCCTGTCGATCCGCGACCATGAAGAGCACAGACGGCCTACACAGCCGTTTGCAGACAGCAACTACAATCCGTTAGGGACCGAGGTCTTCGCATAATGTCATTTTTAATGCCAAAGGCACCCAAGATGCCCCCGCCACCGCCGCCCCCCGCGCCACCGCCGCCCGCACCGACCAGGGACGACGAAGCGGTCAAGAAGGCTGAGCAGGCAGAACGTGATCGGATCAACCGTCAGGCTGGCCGCAAGGCATCGATACTGACCACAGGCCGCGGCTTGTTAAATGAAGAAGAAGCGACAACTACGAAGCCGTCATTGATTGGCGGGGCAAGATAATGGGGGGTCCAGTTGCGAATTTTTTTTCGAGGCCGTCAGCCCCTGCTCCAGCCCCTGCTCCAGCGCCGCCACCAGCGCCGCCACCAGCGCCGGAACCGGAAGATAGCAAAGACGATAAGCGCCGCGCTTTAGGCCAAGGCCGATCAACGTCCGCAGCCGTGCGGCGTCAGCGCAGCGTGCTTGGTGATCCCGCGAGCGTGCAAAAAAAGGCGCTTTTAGGCGGATGACCGGCAAAGTACCCACAGACCCGAAGCAGGCCCTTGCGGGGCTGATGGGCGGCTCGGCTCCACAACCTATGCAATTTGGCAACCAGAACGCTGGCGTCGACCCGCTGGTCCGGTTTGATCAGAAAACGAGCGGTCGAGCCAACAAGGCGGCGAAAGAACGATCGCTCATGTCAGGAACCTATTAGATGGCTGTTGATAAGAACGCAGACATGCTGGCCAGGCGTTTCGATACGTTGCGCACACAGCGCAGCGTATGGGAAAGCCATTGGCAACAGATCGCGGACTACTGTTTGCCGCGTAAGGCCGATATCACGAAGCGAAGGCAAGAAGGCGACAAACGAACAGAGCTTATATTTGACGCAACCGCTATTCACGCCGTCGAGTTATTGGCCGCTTCTTTACATGGCATGCTGACAAACGCGAGCACGCCATGGTTCACGCTGACATATAGCGACCCTGCGATGCGCGGCGACGACGCCGCAATGGAGTGGCTTGAGGCCGCGACAGCTCGCATGTATGAGGCTTTCCACCGCAGCAATTTTCAGCAGGAGATCCACGAGCTTTACTATGACCTGGTGACGTTCGGCACCGGCTGCATCTATGTCGAGGAAGACGATGCGACGGGCATACGTTTCGCGACCAGGCACATTGCCGAGGTCTATCTGACAGAGAACGCCAGCGGCAGGGTCGATACGATCTTCCGCAAGTACAAGCAGACGGCACGCGCCTGGGCCGATCAGTTCGGTGAGGAAGCCCTGCCGAGCCGTGTCGCCAAGGCGCTGGAGAAAGATCCCTTCGACATGTTCGAAGTCGTGCATGTAATGATGCCACGCGAGGAGCGCGATGTCGGCAAGATCGGCCAGGAGAATATGCCGATCGCGAGCATCTACTTCGACCCTGATACGAAGACGCTGCTGAAGGAATCCGGCTACCATGAACAGGCGTTTATGACGCCCAGGTTCTTGAAGGATTCGGTGAGCACATACGGTCGAAGTCCCGCGATGAGCTGCCTCAGCGATATTAAGATGCTCAACAAGATGAGCGAGACGACGATCCGCGCCGCGCAGGTGCAGATCAATCCGCCCCTCATGGTGCCAGACGATGGCATGATCAGCCCGATCCGCACCCGGCCTGGCGGTATCAACTACTACCGCAGCGGCACACGCGACCGCATCGAGCCGCTGGTGACCGGCAGCTCCATACCGATCGCGCTTAACATGGAAGAGCAAAGACGCCAGGCGATCCGGTCGGCTTTTTATGTCGATCAGCTCCTCTCGGCCCAAGACGGTCCACGCAAAACGGCCACCCAGGTATTGCAGGAAAATGAAGAGCGGATGCGCCTGATCGGCCCTGTGATGGGCAGGCTTCAAGCAGAGCTGCTTCAACCACTGATAAATCGGTCGTTCGCGCTGATGAACCGCCGCGGAATGTTCGAAGCAGCACCAGAAGAGATGCAAGGCGAGGAGATCGAGATCCAGTATGTGAGCCCGCTTGCCAAGGCGCACAAGCAAACCGACCTGCAGTCGATCATGCGTGCACTGGAAGTGATGAGCCAGGTAGGCCAGATCGCGCCGGTCATGGATCATATAGATCCGAAGGGTCTTATCGATCACCTGCTCGACACCCTGGTCGTGCCTGCCAAGGTCCGACGCTCCGATGCAGAGGTCGCACTTGCGCAGCAGCAGCGTGAGCAGCAGATGGCTGAGGAACAGGAAATGCAGCAAGCCATGCAGGCTGCACAGGCAGCAGGTCAGGCCGCGCCAGCCCTCCGCGAAGTCGCAAATATAGGTGAGCAGGAACTTGCCGCCGCTGAGTGACCTGATCGCAGCGTATCGTTTCGTATTCGGATCGGACGACGGCAAGACCGTCATGGATGATCTGCGCGCCAGGTTCCACATGAATAGCCCGACCTTCGTCGCAGGCGACCCGCATGAAAGCGCCTTCCTTGAAGGCCAGCGATCGGTCGTGCTGACGATCGAGCGAATGATTAACCCTGACCGCAAACTGGATGAAGGAGAAGACCTCGATGGCTGAAGAACAGACAACTGCGACGGCGGAAGAAGCGCCACAATCGCAGCCTGTAGAAACGGCAGCTCCAGAAAGCTGGAGAGACGGTCTATCAGATGATTTGAAGATGAATGCCAGCCTTCTAAAATTTAACGACATAGAAGGTCTGGCGAAGAGCTACATCAACGTGCAATCGATGATCGGCGCAGACAAAGTCGCGATCCCTGGAAAGCATGCAAGCCCCGACGATTGGGCGGAAGTGTACGGCAAGCTTGGTCGGCCCGAGGCGGCTGACGGTTACGAGCTGAACTATGGCGAAGGCGACAGCCCGCTGATCGGAGAGTATGCCGAAGCAGTCCACGCTGCTGGTCTAAATACGCAGCAGGCGCAGTCATTGCTTGATTGGTATACCGAGGTGGAAACACGCGGCAACCAGGCGCAGGAAGACGCCGCAGCTCAGTCAACCGAGGACGGCCTGCAGGAATTAAGGCAGGAATGGGGCAGAGCTTTCGATCAGAAAGCGGAGAGCGCAAAGCGCGCGGCAAACGCGCTCCTGGGCAGCACCGAAATGTTTGACGATGTTACCCTGGCAGACGGCAGGAAACTCGGCGACCATCCCGCGATCGTAAAGAT